AAGCAAATTGTGTAATTCTAAAAGAACCATCGCCTCTTGCGAGTAATTCTCTACCTCTTTTTGTTAAGATTGCATCTACTGTGATGCTTGTATTATCTAAATATCCCATTGTTGTTGTATTTTGTTATAAATATAATTTTTTTTAAAAAAGTGTTATTCTTTGCTATTAGGTATTCGTTCAGCTGTTTTACCCTCTATTATGCCTGCTCTTTCTAAGAAAAAGTCTAAATTCTTTTTAATGTCTTTGTCTAAATTGTCGGGTATAAGTATATATCCTTTTTCACCTATACCATTAGCTAATTCTGTTGGTTTATCTATATTTGATATTATTACTTGTTTTTCTTCTAAATATGAAATTTGATATATAGCATTTAAATGTGATGGTCCATTAAAATAATAATTAACTTTAATTTGATCACCACCATTAATTGAATTACCAATAGCACTACCAACACCAGGCCAAGTTATTTCTGAGTTAGCTTTTTGTGTTGTAATTGAATCATGTGGTCCTTGCATAATAGGAATAACAGCAAATCTAGGTTGTGTAAGTGGTTTGCCAAATCCTCTCATAGTAGCACTACTAGAAATACCTAAATGTGTATCTATAGATCCTGTTATTAGGTAAGATCCACTTTGTATGTTAAATTCTACTGTGCTTATATTTTTTATTCCAGCATCAGCTTTTGCAGAATAATCTGCTACATTTAATGGTTGCCCATTATTAAAAGTTCCAAATAGTCTGAATTGGCTTTCTGAAGCTACAGGTATTAACATTGAATTTACAAAACTTGTTAAGTTTTTAACACTACTATAAGTAAAATTATCTACACTTGATGTTATAAAATCTACTCTCCCAAATGATAAATTATCAGGCCATATTTTTTTAGTTAAAGTATTTTCATATAACTTAACTGTGTCATTATTTATAATATTATCATGTTTAGCGTAAACAAAAATATTTTGAAAAGGTGCAGCTGATGAGGAATATATTGTGGGGAAAGCTACCGAAGAACTACGAGCATATCCTACTTGGATTCCTTGACCGCTTACACTTCCACTACCATTCATTCCTTTATGTTCTAAAACTTTATAAAAATATCCTTGATTAAATTTAGATGTGTATGATTTTTTTAATTTATGAGTAGTTTTATTATCTAAAAGTTTAATGTTAAAAGAAGAACCATCTTTAAAATCTTTAGCTAAATATCCATTTATACCCTTAAATTTTTCATTATTAACATCTATAGCAGTTACTGTGTCTTTATACTTGTTAATTATAATTATTTTTTCTACATCAATGTATGAATGATTTTTAATTGTAGTTAAACTATTATCTTCTCCGTCTGCTCCTATTATTGATTTTCCAAAATATAAAGCTGTTGCATTTTGTGATAATACTGGGTTTAAACCATAAGTTATATCTCCTACATTATATTCATTGATTTTTGTAGCTGTTAGTTTTGATCCTTCATAACGAGAACGTTTCCAAGTTTCCATTTCTAATAGTGAATCATCAAATTGAATATTGCGGTTACTACCTGAACTAAATTTCTTTTTACTTAAAACTGAATTCATAAAATTACCATAAGGAGTTAAAACATGGGATCTTAAAGCATTTGACCCACTTGAATTTCTTTGTTTAACTGATCCTGTGCTATTAGGTACTAAGGGGCCTTGTTCCCATGTACTACTTCCAGATAGTGCTTTTGCTACATCTATAGTAGGTCTTAATTCATTAATTTTAGCTGATCCTGTAGTGTTATTTAATTGAGAATAGTTATTATTTTTATTAAATGAAGCAGTTATTTCTTGTATAATAGTATCATATACAGAACTACTTACCATATTTGCCCTAGCGTCTGATTGTATTGGGTTATATCTTTTAAATTTTGATCTCTCTAAAATATGGGGCTCTATTAATAATCCTGTTTTATCTATTGATTTTTGTGGGGTAAATTGTTTTATTAATTCAAATAAAGTATAATCTAAATATTGAATCCATCTTGTAAAATCTCTTATATTATATCTGTCTTCACCTTTTTTTAATTTCTTAAAGTAATGAATTTGAAGTTCTTTATATTTTGTATAAAATTCATCTTTTGATTCTCTAGGATCTCCTAAAAATTCATCTAAACTAAAAGTACCTAGAGTATAAATTATATCTTCAGTTAATTCATTTTGGGGTGATAAGTAAATACCTACATTACTAAAGTCGGGTACTTGTCTTTCAGTTATTGGTAATTGAGATAAAATATCAGGAGATAAAATATTATCATCTGTTGATCCTGAATCTATATATATTTTTCTATTTACTGGTGATTTTCCAATTGTATTTGGTGTAGGTAAATGATGATCTTCTACTAATAATTCTACATCATTTTGATTAAAGTAAGTAAAACCATCTAAATAATTAGTATTAACATCAGGGTGATGTGATTGTAATAAAGGTGTACCCGCAACTGTAAATATAGGTGCGCCCGCACTTCCCAAAGGAACTGATCCAGAAGGAAAATATTGACCAGAATATACTACTGTTCCTGTTCCTGCTCCATTTTGGTTTATACTAGCTCCTAGGTTATTACTACTAGATGGGGCTAAACCTGAACTTGTTTGGTTTACATTAAGACTTGAACTTAAAATTGCACCTCCTGTAATAGGTCCAACTAAATTAGATGATGGGGAAATAAGACCTGTTGTTGTTGGGTTTGCATTCCATGTTGCTCCTCCACCTCCTAGAGTTGATCCGTTTGAACCTGATGGGATTTGAGATGATACGTTAGTTGTTAAATCTAACTCAAAAGATAAAGGATATCTTAATACTAAATTATTATATGAAGATGATATAGAATTACCCCCATACATTAAAGGTTCTAAAGCATGTTTTTTAAGAGTATTATGGTTTAATGATTCACCAAAATAATATCTAACTTCAGATAAAGCACCATTATAACCTAATGGGAAAGGATCTACAGTTAAATCTTTTCCAACTTGTAATGAATTTGAGCCTGTAGTGTAAAAAGATTGTGTAACTATACCATTAGATGTTATATCTTTTATACCCCCTAAAAATCCTTTATGTACACCCCCTATATAGTTAGCTCCATCATAATAAGGATTACCAAAAGATTTTGCGTTATTTTCTTCAGATATAACAGCAGAACCTGTGTAATAATTAATTTCTCTTAAGTGATTAGCTTGATAAGCACCAAATTTTATTGTAGAATCACTTCCTGAAATTCCGTCTGTTGATATAAATATATTCCAAAAACTACCATTATATATTGGAAAATATTCATCTGATTTAAAATATGAAGTAGTTATTTTTTCTCTTATAGATATTTCTGCTAAGCCAACAGTCGAGTCATCTAATGCTGTTCTAAAAATAAGTGAGTCTGCATTTAAATAAGTAAATTCATAGCCTTCTTCATTTAATGATACATCTACAAACGAAGTACCATCAAAAAACTCAATTGGGGATTTTTCTGGATTAGTTGCAACTGTGTATTGTAATATAAATGTTTTACCCACATCTTCTGAAGATAATATATTATTACCGATTCCATTTGAAAGAAATACTCTACCATCAAGTGGAATACCACTTGCTAAACCTGCGGGGTTAGTTATATTTAAAAGTCCATTTTCAGTAATAGAAGAATCTGAGTTTTCTTCTAGGGCACTAAAAAATCCTAAATCAAATGTTGTATTTTTAATAATCCCTGGTGTTGTAAATTTTCCATTAGTTACTCTTTCAGGACCTAATGATACTACACCTTCTGTTTCAGCTATACTAGATGTAAATTGTGTTAAAATTAATTTTCCATATTGATTTTTATCTCCTTCAATAAAAAAATCAGTATCCCCTGTATATGGGTGTAATGTTAAATGTAAATCTGAACCTGATATATCTGTGTGTGAAGAGTGGTTAGTTAAAGAAAATAAATGGTAATTATCATCTGTTCTATTAGGTTTTATCCTAAATTCTATAGTTTTAGCCGATGAAGATAAAGCATTTGTTAAAGATGAAGACCATTCTGTTTCAATAAACATCCCCTTTACATCTCCATTAGTTATAGAATTACCACTTAATACTTGAGTAAATTTAGGGTATGAATATAATTTAAATTCATCTCTATTAGGATCTGAACTACCAAATTCTTTTATATCTAATACTGTTTCGGGAATACCATAACAATTAATTAATGCTCTTAAACCTCTTTCTGTTCCTTTTGTTTTTAAAAGATAAGGTGCATTATGATATAAACGTTTCCAAACTTCTTTTGATATATCTTGTTTTGAAACTATTGCATTTGAGGCCGTTATTACTGTTGAAGTATCTTGTGGGTTTAGATTTGATCCAAATACATATTCTATTAAATCATCATTTTCAAATTGATCATAACCTTCTATACCTAGTGTTTTTAAAGTATAATAAACTAAATCTTTAGATACACCCAAAGTATGGCTATTATCTCTTAATTGAGTTATCTCTCTTATATGTGTCCAAATAGGATCAAAATGTTGTCCTATCATATCACAAAATAACATGTAAGGTTGGTTTTCTTCTTTATCACCTATAAAAGTAGGAATTAATTTAGATAATTTATTAGGGTTTTGAGAATCAAATACAGAAGCGGATAATAATTGACCACCATAATTTGAATTGTAAGAATCACCACTACCTAACCATGTTTCTGCTTCTGAAGAAGTTGTATGTGCTAATATGTAAGGTTCTATTGAGTTTATTTTTGGCCAAGAATATGCCCCTGACTCAAAATATAAAAATTGTTCATAACCACTAAATCCTTGAATTAAGTTTTCTTTTTTTAATTTTATAGAAGCAGATGCATTTGTATAAACTGCTGATTGTAATGTAGTTCCAGTTATTGTTTCTAAATCACCTAATTGAGTATTATATAATTCAATTAATTCTAATTTATATTTAAAGTTATTTAATAATTCAGTAGCACTACCAAAATGAACAAAATTTTCAAAATGAGTTGGTGTTACTGTTAAAAAATCTAGGGATCCAGTGTCTACTGGTCTTATATATCCATAATCTATTTCTGGAATTTCATACCCATTTAATTTAGATAAAAGTCTTTGGTAAGATGAAGTAGTAGATGTACTTAATATATCATTAAATGATTTAAATTCATTAGATACTTTAGGATTTAATCTTATATCAATTTTAAAATTAGGTCCTTTTATAGGTGTTGTAGTATCTACAGGAGGTAATTCACCTAAATTATAAATTATTTCTAAAGGATCTACTATATCTTCTACTATGTTTAGTTTATCCCCTACAGATATATTATCTGGTAAGGGTTTAAGTAGTTTTATTAATAATAAAAATTCATTAGGATTAGATTTATCTATATCCATATTAACCCCTACTACATTTATATCATTTTGAAAATTTAATATAAATTCTCTAAGATATGTCGAATTTTGGATGGTTTGGATATAATTTCTAGAATTAGAGTCTAATACTGTATTCCCTTGGGTTGTAGATAATTTTAATTCGTTTCTAGTTGCTGATATTTCTGATATTCTAAAAACAGGAGTTATAGAATTAAATATTTTTCTTTTTTGTATATTTGTTTTTAATCTATATTCACCTGTATTATAACCATTTTCATTAAGTATTTGTTGAGGATTAATATTTATTTCATTTGTTAATCCCCCTATATTTTCCCCCGTATTAAAATCAGTGTATTCATATACACTATTTAATAAATTATTATTAAGATCATATATATGGACTTCTACAAAATCTTCGGGTCTACCAAATTTTCTATCAACTGATACAGACTTTAAGTCATCTATATTTTTAATGTCTACCCGAGTAATATTATTTTCAGCAACTGTTTTAGCCATTTATATTATCTTTGTTTTAATATTGAAATTTCTTGTTCTTTAACTTTATTATCAGCTTCTAAAATATTTTTTTCTGATTCTAAAGTTGCTATTCTTTGTTCTAAAGATTGTATACTGTTTCTTAAATCCCTAATAATTTTATCTGAGGATAATTCTGCATCTTGTAAATATTCCCCACTCCTATTAAATAAAGCAGTGTGGGATAGAGTTCCTGTTTGGGGTATTTGAAAAAATAATTGATTATATATTTCAAAAAAATTTGTTAATGAAACATTATCAACTGATGATTTTAATTCATTAAAAGATCTATCTATTAATTTATCAGTTTCTGTTGATTCGTATGCTTTTTTAGTTAATTTCATTATCTTACTACTTTAAAGAAATAATCTTCATCATAAATATTAATTCCATCACTATTATCAACTCTAAACATTAACTTATAATAACGTTCAGGTTGAAATCCTTCCATCCATAAATCAAAATACATTCCATCACTATTAGCACTTAATTTAGTATAATTGGTATCAAAAGGAATTATTACTTCATCTGTTTCTGCATCCCTAACACTATAATAACTTGTTGATGGTAAATACTGTGTATTTAAATAATTTGAACTTGTTACAAATGTTCTATCTGGGTATCTTTTTCTTGTTGTTAATCTAAAACGTTGTTTTGATTTTCTTTGAAATTCTGATTTATTATTATACAGTGATAAAAATATATCTCCACTAGTTAAAGTAGTTCCACTACCTGTTGTATAAGTTGAATCATCCCATTTAAAAGTTAATTTAGGAGGATAAACTGTGTGGGTATTAGTTGAAAAATAACTTAAACCCCCATAATTAAAATTATCTTCTTCTATACTTGATGGTTTTTTAATTATAAAACCATTATTAATTATAGCATCAGGATATGTAGCTCCTGTATAATAACTAGACGAAAATTTCTGTATTATAGAAGTAACGTTAATATTAGTATCTAAATCATCACTTTCAAAGTAACTATTTTCACCCCTAAAATCATTACCTATATACCATACTCCACCTCCTGCTTGTAGTGTATATGATCCTGTTGCTCCTGTATTAAAGTTAGTAGTGGGCCATGTGGACGATGTTAATTCTGTTCTATGGGCCCATGTTACTCCATTTGCTGCTTGGAGGCTACCAGTAGCTGTAAATGGTGGAATTGATTCATACCTTTGTGTACCTTCAGTAAATGATTGGGATAAAGGAAAAACTTCTATTGTATGACTATTTGCTAACTGTTTATGTTCAGTAGAATATAAATTTAAACATATTTCTAAATTATTAGGGGTTACTTCTTTTGCTACACCTGATAATTTATTTTCTATAACATCTTTTATATCTAAGTTTGCAAATTTCATTAGTATACGAGAAGTATAATATATTTCTCCTGTGGTTGCTTTTTCTTCAACTAATTCAAGAATCTCATCACGACCCGTATTCATGTTTATTCTATCGGGATGACTATATATTGTAGCGTCTTTTTCTGGAAATATAGAGTAATATGCCATTTTAATATTGTTTTATTTTACCCTTAATATCTGTGTCTGGGTATTTTAGTTCAAAAATACTAGGGTCTAAAGAAGGATAAATTATTCCATTTTTAGTAGCTGTTTTAAAATCATATCTAAATCTAGAATATCCTTTTTCTTGACCCGCTAAATTATTAAATGTAACATTTATTACTGATTGTACTCCTTTTACATTTGCTATTAAATTAATAACTTCTGACTCTATAATGGGTTGATTTATCCCCCATTTATCTACATTGAAATAATTTTTTAATTCAGATATACAATCAAGTAAAACTTGTTGGTTATTATTATTTCTAAAAGTTGTAATTTCAAAATCAATTCCAAAATTAATTATAAAAGCATCCATTATATTAATAGAATCTGTTAGTGGTTTATAATAATTAAGATATGTTATTAAATTTGTTTTAGTAGCATTATTACATGCAGTGAAGTATTTATTTCTATCATATCCTAAAATATATAAATTTGAAGATATTTGAGATGATTCTGTGTCTGAAGTTGTAGATTCTATATCTGTAGATTTTACTATATATGCTTTAGCTATACTACCATACAAAGAGGGCATAGATAATGTTCTTATAATATAATCTTCTCTAGTTACTGTTCTTTGTTGAGCCGCAAAGGCAGCAGCTGTATTAAGTTTTAAATCTTCAACAGTATCACCTGACCCACCACCCGTTGATGCTTCTGGGTTATTACAGGCTAATGATTCTTTAACGAAAGAAACTATACTGCCATTTAAATTAGGTTTAGTAGAAATATTTGTTTCTTTAATTTTTGTTATGGTATTAGAGGGAACATTAGAATTTAATCCTCCTCCTACTAAATAATTAACTGTTAAAGTTGTATTTGAAGGTGTTTTACCATATGTTTCTGTGTATAGAAAGTTTGAAGGATCTATAGATTGGTCTAATTTACTTCTTCCGTCTCTACCCCCTAAACCTATATTATCTGGTACAGGTACTATTTGTTCATCTGTTTTATCTGAACTTCCACCACCAAATTGTATTTCTAATATTCCATTAGATGTAAATCTAGTTACAAATCTTCTTGGTACTCTTTTTAATTTTAATAAATAAGGTGTTTCATCATAAAATTCATATAATGTAGGACTAGTACCCTGTACATTTGATATATTTTCAAAAACTGTGTCTTGTGCTAAGTAAGGGACTTCTGTATATTCATTTCCATTTGAATCTACTATAGATTCTATTGATATAATATTATTATCTATTAAGTTTAAAATTAAGAATCTTTCTAAATTTCCTACTTCAAAAGTAGTTGATCTTCTAGTAGCGGATATAGCTTTTACTGACTTTTTTAATAAATAATATTCAGGATCATTTCCACTTAAAGAATAAATACTTACTTCTGTGGGATCAAAAGAAGATGAATTACTAAAAGTTACTGAATTTTGTAATAAAAATTCTGTTCCATTTGATGCCTCAAATGCTGTAGGTTGGTTTATATTTAAAGCGTACTCAAAATCTGGTATTTTATTACCTGTGGGTCCTTTTGAAGGTATTAATTGAAATACATCTATATCTGTAACTGATGTTGAGGTTACTTTTGGTCTATAACCTAAAGTATATGCTAAATGAAATAAGTTTGTTCTTTCTTGAGCCGTATCTAAAAATGTTTCTTGTAATTGAGTATCTACATAATAAGATAAAACGTCACCAACATAAGCAGCCATTTCCATAAACATTAAACCTGGAGATCCTTCTGTAAAATCATTAAAAGTGTCAGGATAATATGTTCTAGTAAATTCAACTAAGTCAGATCTAAAAGAATTAAAATCTTTATTAAGATATTTTATGTCTTTAATAGGTGTTGTATTTGATATTTTATTATAAGCCATGTTTTTTTATTTAATATCCTCCTCCTACATTAGGTGAAGGTGTTGAAGATTCACTTAAATTACTATCTTGCGCAAAATTAATTTGTATAGCGTCTTCTTCTCCATTGTTTATTAATCTATAGAATATACCTACATATAATTCATGACTATCAGGTGATTTATCTACAGTTACATTTGTTAATTCAATTTGGGGGAGATAAAGATTTATTTGATTATTGATTCTTGCTCTTAAAGATTCTGTATCTGTAAAATTTTCAAAAAGATATTCTCTTAATCCTACACCAAAATTAGGTTTAAATACTCTTTCTCCTGGTTCTGTTAATATTATATTTAATAGGTTACTTTTTACTTGTTCAGCTGTTTCATAAGTAGAGAAAAATACACCTTCAGCATTAAATGGAAATCTAACACCTATTGCTCTCCTATTATCTATATCTATAGGATTTATTCTTATATAATCTCTTACGTTTGCCATTTACTAGTTTCCTTTCTTTTTAGCTATTGCGTTCATTAAACCACTGTAATCTCTTGTTACTGCTTTTGCTACTGAATTGGGCATGCCTGCTGTATTCATTGGTAAAGGATCACCTGTTGCAAAAGGTTGTGATAAACTTGCAGGTGAATTTCCTGAGTTTAAATTTGTATCTCCTGCTGCTGTTTCGTTTAGTAAATCATTTAACATACTATTACCTACAAATTGTTGTTTTTTAATAGGTTTTTTACCCATTATTTTTTCTTTTAAAGATGATTGAGGTACTTTAGGTACTTCAACTAATCTTTCAGTATGTTCTGTGATTGTTGGTTTTAATTCATCACGTAAATCTTCTTTAAGTGATTTAATTTCTCTGCGTAACGCATAATCGATTTCTTCTCTAACTACTTTTCTAATTAGATTTTCAAAAGTTTTTGCTTTCATG